TTTTAGCGCTGGCAACTTGCTCTTTAAGCGCTAATTTCTTTCTACGTATATCTCTATCGTCGTCTACATCTTCGTCGTAAGAGAACGTGTCTTCCATAAGGAAGTTAATTTCTTCGTTATCTAAATGAGGTTTTGTTTGCTTGTAATATTCACGTAATAGATTTTGATCATCTAATTTTGAATAATCTTGGTTAAGCTTAACATAGTCACTTAAATCTCCACCAGTCTCTTCCATAAAGTCCATTAACTTTTGGATATTCTCTGGTAACGGTTTTCCAGTAGCTTCAGCTTCAGCAACAGCTTCTTCAATCTGTTCTTCAACCTCGTCCTCAGTAATTTCTTCTAATACTGGAGTTTCTTGTGTTTCAGCTTCTGGTTGCGCTCCTGTTTCTTCAGTAACTTCTGTTACCGCTTCTGTTTCTTCAGTTTTTTCTTCTGCCACAACTTCAGTTTCTTCTTTTTCTTTTTGTGGTGGGGCGTTTAAATCTACTTTAATAATGCTATCGTCACCAGCAGATTCAAATTTACTTTCATCGACTTGTTCAGTCGTTTCTTGGGTAGTCTCTTCGACTACTTCTTTGTTTTCTTCTTCCATAATATAATATAATAATAATTAATAAACTCTAACTAGGGTCAAACGAACCTAAATCAAATCCTCCACCTAGTATATCATTACCTGCGGACTCAAAGTTTTTAGGTGGTTTTCCACTATTTCTTTGCTCGATCATCTCGCTTTGTTGAGATGCTTGTATCTTCGTTCTTTCGTCTTTACGATCTTCTTTTTCTTTTTCCCTATCTTTCATGCCATCAACCTCAACTCCTTTAAGCTGCATGTTGTATTGGAACTCTAAAGCCATAAGTTCTTTTTTCATTTGAACTTCTTGCATCATTTTTTGAGAATCAACTTGAGCTTGCATTTGCATTAACTCTGCCTTACCAGCGTTTAGCGCTTGATTCTTCTGGACATCGGCTTGAGCTGCCGCTTGAGCTGATTGTTGGTTTAACTGAGCTTGCTGCCGCATGTTTTGCTGCTGCATAGCTTGGTCTCTATCCATCTTCTTTTTTCTACGTATTTTAAGAAGTTGATTTGCTAACCTAACGTTTCTTATTTCTCTAAGGTCGATAGCATCCTCTAACTCTATAGTTTGTTGTTGCAAAGCCATTTGAATGTTGTTTTCTAAAATAGCTTTTTCTTCCTCATCTGGCATTAACTCTAGGAATATACCAAAGTCGTATAGATGAAGATTTTTCATCTCTTCTAATGTAGCAACATTATGCGTACCTATAGCTTGTATAAAAGCGTCTTTTGTTGGAGAATACTCTATAATGTCAGATATTCTAAGCGATAAGCACTCAGCAGTTTCAGTCGTTAAGAACAAGCCAGCTTGTAATATATGTCTTGTTGCTGTGTTTGAATTTGCAGCCGCTAACTTCTGCACGCCAACTAAAGCATTTTTATCCGGCATACTACCATCTCTAGCTTCGTTAAGCCCGGTTACATCTCTTATCATCTGTAAGTAGTAGTTGTAATTACCAATAAGAGCTTGCATTTTATTACCACCAGAACCTGATGTAATTTCTTGAATTGGTACTTTACCTGGATTCATATCACCTTCTGAAGTGAAACTTCTCCCGATAACACTACCAGTTTGAAAGAACATATTTAAAGCTTCTTGTGGGTTGTAGTTTGTTCCATTACCTAAATCAACTTCAGCTAAACCATCAGCATCTAAATACACACCATCTGGAACCATTCTAGATAATACTTGTTGTAGCTTTAAGTGTGTTAGTTGAATCATATCAGCAAAACCAGTAATTCTTTTTACCAACGAGTCAATTCTACCGTTGTAAATTCTTGGCGCTACAATAGCGTAGTTCATTTTTACTTTAGTAAAATCACTTTTTGGTCTCATCATGTTTTTTGACATCTCCCATTTGAGTAATTTGTTTGTACCAAGTATCATGGCGCCATCATATAAACACTCTATAGATCTTAACATTTTGCTATACCCACCTTCTTTACCTTCTGGAGGGTTAAACGAATCGTCTTTAGGTATTATTTTATCAGCACCAGTTCCAGTCTCTTTAACCTTGTACACCTCATTCATGTAGGTTTTGTAGTTAAAGTATAACACTTGAACTGTATTGTTATCCTCTTTGTCTTCGCTATGTCTAGAGTTGTAGTTCGACCTATTGTTAGACTTGTTTTTCATTATATCTTCAAGATCGCTTTCAGATAAATGTGGAAATTGTTTTGCTAACTCGTTGACAGGAATAGTTTTGGCCTCACCAACATAGTATATGTCTTCAAAATTAGGAGACTCTGTATAAGAGTACACGAGGTTTGCTGGATCAACATAATCAATAGTAACACCTTCTGACGTGTTGAATGAAGTTTTTACAGCGCCTATACCTAGTACCGTTAAATCATAGTAAAACCTTTTCTTTATTAACTCGTAATTGCTACCGTTAAACAAAACGTTTAAAGCCTGTTCTTCAGCTAGCTCGACCGCTTGCTTGTAACTTAACTGCATGTGAATAGCTAACTCTTCTTCAGACTCAGGTAGCTCTTCTTTTTTATTTTCATATAAATCAATATTAAAGTTCTCCATAGCAGCATCGTTAAACTCCTTGCTCTGCATATCTCTAATTATCGACTCCATATATTCCGTTCGTTTCTCAACACCGAATGGGTCTTGAGAGTAAGCTTTTATATCGTAAACTCTTTCAGCAATACCATTTACAACAATATCAACAAATTTAGATATAATTGGAATTGGTTTCCAGTCTAAATTTAAATAGGACAAATCACCGTTTATAGATAACTCATCCTTATATTTTTGTATAGACTGCTCGCCTCTAGCGTACAATCTTAAATTATGAAAATCATTACTATTAGCTCTGTACCTATTAGAACCCCTATCATTGTTGAACCACTCTTGCTCTATAGCTTTACCTACTTTCAAACCATAGTCGTAGCTTAGTTTCTCAGCATCGCTAACTGTTTGACTCGGGAAATAACTTTTAATGCCAGACTCTGCCATATTTATTATTTGATTATTTGTGAATTGCTTCCAGTATTACTATACTTGGAAATGTTTAAATTTAATGGTTGTTTTTCAACCTTAGCATTTGGTGCGTATAAGTGCCTGTTATTAGCCATAATAGCCAAACCAGAACTTATCGACGCATCATGCTTTGTTCTTTTGTTTATATCAAACTTAGCCCAGTCGTTTAACAGTTCATTGAAATACAAATCACCAAACGTTCCATCTCGTTTCATTCCAACGTGATCTTGTATATACATCTCGATTGCCGCTGCGTGAGCTTGTTTAATATCTTCTGAGGAGTTGGGTATTCCACCAACTTCTTTTTCTGCAACAGATAATTTGTTCCATATCTTATCAGGTCTATTCATACTAAAACCTCTATACCCTCTACGCCTCAGGTAATACAAGAGACGAGGTTTATTGTTCTCTGCGAGTATAGGCATCCCGTAAAATACTAAAGCCATTAGAACGTCCTCAAAGAACATCTCGGCTGTTGGCGGTCTTGATAAGTATTCTAAAAAGAAACTGTTAGCCGGAGCATCCTCCATGCTGAACCTAGTTAGCCCGTGTAAAGCTCCTTTCGATCCAACTCCATCTACTGTACCTGATATATCGTAACTATCACAACCAAAAGCTCCCATATGTTCGTTGCCAGGATACTTAATGCCGTTTTAAGTACTACTCTGTTTTGTAATTGTTGAGGTGGAACCCAGCTAACTTTAAACCTACCTTTTGGATCTGGGTAAAATATTACTTGTGAATCTTTGTCGTAACTATCACAACCAAAAGCTCCCATATGCTCGTTACCAGGATATTTAATACCGTTTTTAAGTACCACTCTGTTTTGTAATTGTTGAGGTGGAACCCAACTAACTTTAAACCTACCTTTTGGATCTGGGTAAAATATTACTTGTGAATCTTTGATTCCATTAACCCATTGAAAATTACCCGTTGTAATCCCTAGAGTCGAAGTCATCTCTTCGTTGTAATCTATCTGCTCGTATAGTTTAACTAAGTTAAATATACTATTTTTAGTCTCATCTCTAAATGCATGCTCTGTAGTTCTTGGAAACTGGCGGTAGAATTCGTTTAAAGCATCTTGATCATCTTTTAAACCATCTACTTCGTTTTGCCAGTTATCTATTACGCCTACATCTATTAATTCACCGTCTG